CTGCGTAGCATCTACTTCATAATCAAAATGTGGACTCAGGTGCGTTCCTGTTTCATCATCCACGTAGTAGTATGTTATGTTGACGTCATCGCAAACGAGTCTCATGATAACTCTTTTATTTCTTTGCGTTGTTGCGCAATTATCAATTCCAATTCTTCGATTCGTTTAGTTGCTCGAGCAAGTTGCTGTTCAAGTTCAGCCATTCGATTTCCCATGGCTAAGATTGCTTCGGTTTCTAGTTGCTGTACTGTTTTCATTGGAACACTTTCAATAGAATACATTCTTCGTTGATACGACCATTGACCTTTTGCTCTTGCGTGGTCAATCCCTTAAATGCCTGATTCAGTGGACGCTTGGTCAGCGTTGCATATACACTTACCTGCTCTGGTTTGCGCATAGTCTTGGAGCCAGAGTTATCGGGATCGTAACCAACGATGCTTGTACCTTTAACAGACAAACCCTTTGGATCAATCGCACGATATACCTGCAGTTTGCGATACTTGGAATTAAACACCCACAGTTCTTGAGCATTGACGATACCCGATGCTGGCACAGACTTGATAGCGTATTCGGTATCTTCTTTCTTGTACTTCATCTTGGCAACGATAACACCAGCTGGCTTTTCTTTGCGTTGACGTGGCTTGCGTGTTGCTTTGGCTACCTGAACCTGCGCACCAGCTGCATCAATGATTGACTGATACAATGCTGCAAGTTTCTTCAGCTTTGCTTTCTTAAAGTTGGAATAACCTTCAACCAATTGCTCATCTTTGCCTTCGATGGCTTCATTCAGTTCTTCCACTGTATTGACGTAGAATGAACCAATGATCTTAGCCACTGGTCCTGACGCATTCAATCGCTTCATAAGTTCTTTGGCATCGAATGACTTGTCTTCAAGAACAAAGTCATCAATTGCACCATCAAAGTCACCAGCCAACTCACGTGCTTTAGATTCAATACGATCTTGCAATGATACAACAGTTGCCACTGGTTTGTCGTCTTTAACAACAACCTTTACTGGCTCTGGTTTCTGCGTCAATGTAGTAAGCACAGCTGTTCGTTCTGCTAAGAATGCAAGTTCCTTTTCGGCAACTGGTTGTTCACGCATGATTAAACGTGCGATGATACCAGCATGCCTAAACAGATGAGGATCCAACTTCAACAACGCCACTGCCAATTTCTTGTCAGTTTGCGCAACATAAGACACAAACCACTTTTGTTTGTCCTTGTCATCATTTTCTGAGTTGTAATGATTCAAAGCAATAATAAGAGACGATGTGTAACGATCGCCCTCAGTTAGCGTTGGCTCACCAGCACCCAACAATCGTTCGGTTAATTGTTTACGTTTTATGGTATTTGACATGTATCGCTCCAGTTTATAATATAATTATACATGAGAACCGAATTAAAGTCAAGTGATAACCCTCAACCCTGTAGGGTTATTTGGACTTCCGAAAATCCACAAGTCCACGAAACCACATTCCAAGAAGCACGATTGCAGCCCATGTTTCCCATGTGTAAACGATTGCAAGTGCTGGGAACAGCGTGTTCAGTGCCCAGATTGTTAGCAGTGGTCCAAAAATTAAAAAGAAAATAACCAATACCGCTATACCTATGATTGCGAATGTTGTTTTCATTGTGCTTGTCCTTGTACGATTGTTTCGTAGAGATCCTCGAATTCTTCATGCGAAGCAACTTCTTCATTGAAGTTTTGTTTGTGATACACACGAGCCATCTTGTTTAGAGTTTTCTTGGACAATTGAAACTCAGCTGACATTTCCTTTACGGATTCTTTAATGTAATCACGCTCTGCTTCGATACGTGTCATGCTACCAGAAATTTCTGCCAACATCTTTTTGATCTTCTCACGATCAACAGGAGATGAAATAGATTGTGTCATAGCCACTCAATATGTGTTAGGGTTGAAGTTTTGAAAGAACGCCATTCGTTGATACTCAAATCGAATACCTGAACCGCATCACCAGTTGTCTTGACGCCATTGCCAGTTGGAATCATATCAGCTGGGATCTTGCTAAAGTCACGAGTGCAATGCATGTTACGACTTGTTCCATCTTTCTTGGTAAAGGTTACATTGATTTCCTTTTCGGAAAGATACTCTTTAAACCAATCAATGAATTCATCTGATACAATCAGTTCTTCCATGTTGGTGCCAGATGCTTTTGCCATGCTGATAAAGTCCATACCACTGTTACTTGTTAAGTTCATTTTTCACTCCATTAAAATAATCACAAATCATCATAAGTTGTTTCTTCTCTAGGAAGAGTTCTTTCTTGTTTTCAATCTCTTGGTTCTTCCAAATAGATTTTGAAACAATCTTTAGATGGTACATTCCTGGTGGCTGTGGAATTTCTTCACAGGTAAAATGTACCCCATATTCTTCACTGAAACCTATTTCAAGTATTTCTTTCATATGTAACTCCATGTTCTGTGGTCTTCAGCCACATGCTCTAATCCGTCGTATTCATGTACATGCCACTTAACATCAACTGGCACTTCAACGATGCGAATGTCTGCTGCGAAACCATTTACGTCTTCACCCATCTCCTCGATGACTGCAATCAGGTCAGGATCAGCACGATCCCTATAAAACTCATAATCACTTAGGTAGTGTTCCTCATCACCAGCATGACCAGCGTTGTAGTAGTCGTCGCCCATGAATGTGGACTCACCCTTTACCTTTTCGAATGCAATACCCTTACGAGCAAGCAATTTCTCGAATGCCTCATCGGAGAGTCCAAACCCACCAAAGCATGTGTTAATAGCTATTTTTTTCATACGTACTTCTTTCTTAGTTGTAGTAACTTCGCTCGATATCATACGAGGTCTTAGCAAAGCTGCAATCTGAGTCATCGTTATCTCTCAAGTTAGTTGGATCAATCACAAGTATACCATTAGATTGATTTAAAGTCAATCTTGGATCAGTTCTTTCGTTAGCGCAAGAGAATTCTTCAATGCTCTTTCTGCAACACGCAAGCCATATTCCATCTCATATCTTTGCTGTTTCAGCAAACGAATTTCATTTAAACCAGTCTGATAACTGGTATACAAATCCAAGATATCTTTTTCTAGTTCGTTAAGGTAGTCTCCAACATTAACTTCTGTTACCCATGTTCCATCTTCTTGTTTTACATGACCATCACGAACACGAAATTCGTCTGTCCATCTTTCATTCATCTTGTAGTCTGGCATTGGAATACGAATGATTCCACTAATCTTAGTTTGGATTAATGCCAGTGTTTCTGTAATTGATTCTTTACCGTAAAACATTATTCATTCTCCTCATACTCATATTCTTCTTCTTTACCATTCATAGCAGCATGAATATCGCAAAGAGTCATATGCCAACCATCAGTGTAAGTTTTACCTGGATTGCCACATTGTTCGCAGGTGCGATAACTCATGCTCTCGGCAAAGTTAATATAACTCCAGTGTTTATCAGTTGCTCCATTAACGTAGAAACGAAGACCACCGAACTTTTCCTTTACCTGTACGGCAACTGGAACCTTTGCAGCTTCTTCATCCACAATTTGTTTACGGAGATCGATCTCACCCTGAGTGATAATATCACCAGAGCCACCATACAGTTTTTCACCAACTTTATCTTTGATGAAGTCGTAGCGACTCTTGGCTGAGAGATATTCACTGGATAACTTACCACAAAGAACATCAATGATGTTATACCAACCATCGCCACATTCAAAACCCCAGCACATTAAAGTTGTACGCATGCCTCCATTGCGATCTTTAAAGATCAGGGGATAACGTGCAACCAGTGCTTCGTCTAATTCTTTACGCATAGTCCGCTTCCTTCTTAAAGTCAAATACAGGTACTGTTTTCTTTTTGGAAAGTATAACTCGCATCCGATATTTTGGAGTGCGCAAGTCCTGCGCAACTGGGTTGCGTGGTTTCATGGGTTTAAGTTTTATCTTCATATCTTAATTATACTCCAAAAATGAATTTCCGTAAAGTTCTATCCAAACTTCCTGTTGATTTCATCTGCGCAGTAGTGACCATCCTTGCCTTTGTCGCCCATGTCTTCACAGATGCTCAAACATCCACTAAGAATTAAATGAGCAAAGTATTCAGGATCAAAGTCCTGCGTGTAAGTAAAATAGTTTCCATCACTATCAACTTCAACATGACCACCAGCCTGTTTAAATAGCATTTGAATTTGTGCGTTCATTTTATATCCTTTGAAGAGTCAGCAACATCTTTGTCATCACGTACCTCAACAAAGATTGGAAGAAACAAACTTTCTTCGCCCTGCTTGTTCTTGATACGAGCATTATACTTTACAGCAACGATCTTACCGATAAGATCTTTTTCTTTAAGAGTCTTACGATGTGCGTCATTGAAGCCACTACCAACATTTACCTTTACAACGCCATCGGCTGACTCGCAAACGATAGCACCTAGCAGACCAGCGTACTTGCCAGTGCCTTCTTCAACTGCAACAATCTTCAAATCGCATTCTAGTTCGCCTTTGAATTTGATCTGATGCTTTGCACGTTTGTCTTCCCATACGCCACTACCATCTTTAAGGATGATACCTTCGTAGCCCAGCGAAAGATACTCATTGAAGATCTCTTGCGCTTTCTCGTAGGTCTCAACGATCTCGCTGGCTACCAACCAGATTCGTTTGTCCTTTGATGATTGTTTGCTAACTAAATCGCCCAACGAACTAAATCGTGTTGCGTATGGAACAGGGCAGTGACCATCGGTAAAGTACAAGTATGGTATAACATCCCACACAGTGGCATGAACCAGTGCTGCTTCTTTATCCGATATCGTACCCTTGTTTGCCTTGTTTAAAATGCCATTGCCAGTTTGACGATCTGCAAACTGATGGTCGCCTTCCAGCATTACCAACAACTCACCATCAAACACACAATCAACATCGCCAGCCAATGCGGCAAATTCTTTTTCAAGATGACCCAACAGATGAATCTGCTTGCCATTGCGACTACGGAATTCTACCTTACCTTCACGAACGATA